CCTATCCCCTGTGTGCCTTGGCAGTCTCAGCCTCTCTATGGGCAGTCGGTGATGTAACCGTCCGTAAAGGAGTACGTTGGTGAGCGGTTGATATTCAATTGTCTGCGCGGCCATATTTACTCCAGGTATAAAAAAACCGCCCGGAGGCGGCTTGTGCTGATTTACTAAAGGCAGTTCCGGACCGCCTTCTCCATGTCACTTCTGCCCCAGCCAGGACCCCATGCCATCCTCTGAAACAGCTTCACCGAGCTGCCGCTTGAAACCTTGCGGATACTGAGCAGCTCATCGGTCATGTTGTTGCTTGCAGCAACAAGGCGATAGCCGTACTCAGTCTCTGACATCGTCACGTCGCTGCGCGCGTCCTGCCATTTAGGAAATACGCAGAGCGCGTACTTTTTCGGGTCTTTGGTAGAACTGGCAGCAATGCTCGGGTCTTTCGACTCAAGATCCCCTGGCGATACACACCCCGCCAACATCGCCAACGCTACCGCGCCTACGAACAATTTCATGGATTCACTCCTGTGGAAGATGGCCACAAGATATCAGAAATGAAAAACCCAGCGGGATGGCTGGGCGCTCTGATGCATATGAAGGGATTTAAGGAAATCCTGCCGAAAGCCACTCGGACGAAGGGAAATATTTCCCGATGTCCTGCCTCTCGGTTTCGAAAAAGACACCTAACCCTCGGACAAGATCTGGCTGTTCCATATGCGCGTGCCCAGGCTCTAAGATGGTTAGCAGCAGGTAGGGGTTGTACTGAGCATCCCCGAGCCGACCGTAAACAAGTAGTTTGTCGGAGGTAAATCGCTGCGGGTCTTCCTCACCAGTTCTCAACCGACGCGTCCAGGCGTCCGACACACTAGGTTCTTCGAGGTGTACCTTTCTAAGGCCCATGTCGACGACGCTTTTCGGCTTCGCAAATGCGCTATCCTTCCCGAAAGTATCGCCAGGACCAATCCCACCCTCGCGCCACAGCTTAAATTCGGAAACGAGAGAAACCGCTTCCTGTCGCGGCATCAGAAGAGTGAGCTTCCTGCTCAGGATGACTGCTGTCATTTAGCGCCGGACTTCTTACCCAATTCAATCAGATAGGCGGCACTATCCTGAGCAATGTAATCAAGCGTGGCTTGATTGAGAAAAGCAGGGCGCTGACGGGCCATCTTGCGCTCGTAGGCGCTAAGCGTAGATTTCTTTCCATCCAACCGGATTTCAGTATTCGTCATTTGATTCGCCCTACTTGGGTCGATAGCGTTTCAGCTGCCTATTCGGCTTTGTAGCTGGTGTCAACTAATTATAACGATTGCCCAACCATTTACAACCGTAAACAAGTATTCGCAACCTTTTGCAAGGATCTATTCGGATTATCATTCAGGGTTGAATGCTGTTTTGTGCCTCAGGATCAAGCGTGTTCTGTCGAGGTATGGCCCCCCGTAGACGATGATCTCGGATGGCCTGCCGTATAGGTGGTGCAGCAGGAACGGGCCAGGGCCGAACGTACCTGAGTCTTCACCAGGTAGCGCCGGATCGGTGCCCAGGTATATGCCAGCGTGGTTCGGGTGCACCGTCCGGCCAACCTGCATAACGATCATGTCACCGCGCTGCGGTGTGTCGACTTGCTCGAAGCCGGCGGCAGCGTAATTCGCCTCATAAAGGCTGGTGCTGTCTGCACTCTCCCACCATCCATCAGCCCGCTTGAAGCTCTCGAACTTGAGGCCCCACTCGCGCTGATACCACTCTTCGCATACAGCCCAACAGTCCCACACACCATGAACAAACGGTCGCTTGAGTAGCGGCGTGCTTCCGTTAGGCGTAATAGTTCGCAGGTCACCCTCTGGCCAGGACAGTATGTGCCAGGGCAGTGCCGTGGTTTCGCACATGGCCATGTCGTGCGGTGAAGGCCGGCTGGTGGCGTCCGGGTGGGAGTGGACGATGCCGATCACCTCGCCCAGGTCCTCCGCTGCGGCGTAGTCCTCTGGATCAAGCCTAAACTCTTCGTTCGGCTCCATGGCGATGTTCCGGCAGGGGAAATACTTCTGGGCGCGGCCCATGGCAAGCAACAGACCGCAGCACTCTTTCGGGTACTCGGCGGCAGCGTGCGCCTGGATGGCTGCGATGATGTGTTTGCGCATTCTTCAGCTCCGGGCAATGAGTGACACAGCGGGAAATCCACCGAATGAGTTTTCGTTGTTCTCGCCGAAGCGCAGCTTGCAGGACGATAGGCAGCCCTTGCATTGGTCCCGGGCGGGATCGGTCGTTGGGTTGTCCTCGTCGTCAAACATGGCTGCGCCGGTATAGCCGCAGTCCGGACCGCGGTAACCGTTGGTCATGGCCCAGTGGCAGAAAGTAGTCATCTGGCGCCCAGGCAATCCGTGGTTGTCGATCTCGCCCGGGGAAGAAAGCTCCCAGACCACCGCCTCGCCGTCTTCGCTCGTTTTCTGGTCGATGTACCAGATCTCCAGCGCCTCCTGGGTAGGGTCGGCCGTTGGGTTACCTTCTGGAAAGTTCACCGCATCCAGGTACTGGGCCAGCGTCTCGCGAACGGTCAGTTTGAACTTGAGCATGTCCTCGAATGCCAGGCACAGCGCTGTGACACGTCCATTGATGTTGCCGGCGGCGAACGTCGGCCTGGTAGCAGATCCATCGCTGTTTGAGCCGATACCTTCAACCTGTACAGGCCAGGCGGCGTACTCGGCACCCTGCCACCAGATCGACTTGGCTGGGAGTTCCTCTTCCGAACCTTCATAAGCCAGAAGCTCATCCGGCGTGTGCGGTATGGCGTGACCGTGAAAGCGCAGATAATCGGCGCCGTATTCAGTCCCGTCGATTTCGAACAGGCGAATCTCGCCGCCGGGCTCCAGTTTTTGGATGTCCGTAATCAGTGCCATATACGACCTTTAGGGTTGGAAGTTTTGTTCGAAGGTAGCGGTCAGCGTGTAGTTTTCCGCGCCGTGGGGTGTGAGCTGATATCCATCACACTTGTACAGCCCCAGCTCGCCAAGCGGCGGCGTCCACAAAAAGCCTCTGGCTCCCTTATGGGCGTCGATGAAGTCCATTATCTGCTTCGTGCGAACGCCATCACCGAGAAACGTGAGCGGCCAGGACTGCGATTTGTTGTTGATGCCATCGCTTACCGATTGCGCGTATCCATCACCAAAGCCTTTGGTGCGGACCCGGAATTTTGCTTGGCCCTGCGGGTCAGTCCTCGGGCACCAGGTGAACCTTTCAAGCGCCATAGTTGATTACCCACTGATTGCTCTTTTAATGCTGCCGCCCTGCCCCAGATCCTTGCGAATCAGCTGGCGGTAACGCTGGTCAACAAAATCACCGAGATCCTTCCCGAACTGCTGATATGCCGGGTCGTCCGCTGTAGAACTGGTAGTCCCATCACTTGCGACAGTCACAGTCACGTTTATCTGGGCAGGAGCGCCCATAGCGCCAGAGCTCCCACCGACAGCCCTCACACCAAGAGCACCGCTCGACGTCCTGGTCAGAGGCATAATTGCCTCTGGACCGGCCTCGCCGAACAACGCCATAGGTGCCAGTGTTGGGCCCGTGGCGATAGAGTTCGTGAATGCTCCCCCGTTTGCGAACATCTGCACACCGCCCGACCACGCACCGCCCTTGGCTTGCGGAAAGTAGCTGCCGGAGTAACCACCAGCGGACGCACCCAGGTTGGAGGACGTAGCACCAGCAGACCCGGCAGCAAGCCCATTGCCGCCAGCGGCAGCACCTCCGAAGTAACTGGCGGCGGCTCCGACCAGACTGCCCAGCAGAGCCGAACTTGCCTGTCGGGTAGCGATGCGCGCCATATCGGCAAGAATGGATTTGGTGAAGTCAGCAAACGAAGCCTTACCGGTGATCGCGAAGTTCACCAGCGAATCCTCCATGGAGCTGAACGCGTTGCTGAACATGCTTTTCGTCTGGCCAGCAACATCTTTGGCGCTATCCAGATAATCCTGCCAGGCGCTCTTTGCGCCGTTCGACCAGTCGCTTTGCGCAGAATCCATCTGTGCCCAACCTTCTTGCATTGCCGCTATCTGCTTGGGAAGGTAGGCGTTAGTGAGGTCGATTTGATCCTGTAGCGCCTTTCGCTGGGTATCGGTCGTGGCAGTCGCAAGTTCTGTTCTAAGCGACAACACCTTGTCGTTCGTCTGGCGTTCCAGCTCCAGACGCTCGAGATATCGATCTGATTCCTTACTACCCATGCCGACGGCTGCCGCCTGCGCCGCGTACTGCTCCCTCTGATTATTGAGCTGCCGCTCCAGGTCAGCCTGGAACTGCATCGCCTGGGAAAGCCCGGTGGCTGCGTTAACCGCCTCGTTGAATTGGCTAGCCAACCAAGCGGTGGCTTTACCGTACTGCTCTTTGGAGATTTTTCCGTTTTTCTCCAGCAGTGCGATCTGTCCGGTCTGCTTGCTGAATTCGTGCGCCGCAGCATTTACCGGATCATAGGTCTGACGGAGTTGATCAAAAGCCGTGGCGGCCTCTTTGATCTGGGCCTTGAGTTTGCTCTGGGCCTCCGTGGTGGCTTTGGTGGTACCGTTGAGTTGAGCTACCTGCTTATCAATCGCCTCAATTGCTCGCCTGTAGCGGTCAGCGTTTGCGGGATCTTTGGCCATTGCTGCAACGAGCTCGGCACGGTCCTCCTGCAATTTGTTCAGGCGATCATATGAGTCGAGCAGTTTCAGTGACGCGGCGGTGGTTCCAGTAAATGCTGCGGCGACTTTTTGCTCTTGCTGCTCAACCTGCTTGTTTCCCTCAACCAGTTTCTGATCGCCCCAGCCGCGCAGATCGCTATAGGCCTTATAACTAGCCAGGCGTTCATCCGATGCTTTCTTGGCGGCCCCAAGGTCCTGCCCGAACAGGTCGCCAACGAATAGCGTTGGGTTGGTGGCGAACTTGTTGAGCGCGCCCTGTGACTTGTTATAAGCGTCCAATGAGCGGTTGGTGGCTTCCTCATCCGACACCCCTGCAAGATGCCGTGTTTTCCTGTCGGTAGAGAAAAAGGATGTGACCTGCTTCAGATCATTGGCCATTGCGCGCAAGTCGTTGGGCAGTTGTGCCAAGCCGCTTGCGGCAGCGCCGGTCAACTTCACAACCAGCGCGGCCAAGTCTGCCATGCCCTGCTGGAACGCTGGATCCTTAACGATATCGCGCAAGCCGTCGAGCGAGTTTGCAGGGGCCCCATATCAACGTTTGCGAGCCCGGACACGAACTCGTTGCGCAACCCTTCGACTTGGAACTGCAGGTCTTGGATGATTTCGTTTGCGCGCACCAAATTCGCGATCTGCGCAGGATCCATCGCGATCCCAAAGTCCTTGGCCTGGGCCAGGTACTTGCGCAGACTCTCGCCCCCTTTATCGAGCAAGGGCAGCATTCTAGAAAGGTCGTTGCCGAGGCTTTCCAGAATGTTGATTTTCTCGGACTGGGTTGCAACCTTTTTAAGACCGTCAGCGATTGCCAACAACTGCTTGTCCGGAGACATTCGAGCCAATTCTTCGGCGCCCAATCCCAGCTTTTTGAGGCCTTCTATGGCCTCCCCGCCGCCGGTGATCACAGCGTCGCCGATCTTGTCGCCGATATCCTTGAAGATGTCGGCCATCTTGTCGCCACTGAGTCCGGCGCGCTCGGCAGCATACTGCCACTGCTGCAAAACGGTCGTCCCGATACCGAGGGACTTGGCCCACCGGTCGGTCTCGGTGGTCGCCGCCGCAGTGTTTTTAAGCATCACCAGCGAGGCGGTACCCACACCCAGGGTGGCGGTCACCACGGTTGCAAGTGCGCCACCGATCTTCTTGCCGGCGGCCTCGGCACGGGCCTCCATCTCCTTCATGCGCTTTTCGGTGAGGCGGCCGGCTTTGTCCATGCCTTGCTCGAAACCACCGATGCGCGCAATCAGGTCCAGCGTCAGCGTGCCGAGTGAACGAGTAGCCATGGGCTATTTCCTGTGGATGCGCAGGTCATGCCCATTCGGCCATTGCCGTCTCGAGCGATACCCCTGCTTTTTCTTGGTGAGGCATGAAGTCGATCAACTCTGCGGTGCCGCCGCCCAGCCGATTCACCTGCAGCGCAATGATCGCGCCCATCTGCTCGGATCGATTCGCCAAGTTGAAGGAACCATGTTTGTTTCTGTAAGCAGCCCAGGCCATGGCCTCGGGATAACTGATATTGGCCTTGGCCTCTGCCACTGTTCGCCCGCCGACTCCGTTCAGCACCAGCTCATGCCAGAACTCATCGGCGGCCGTTAGTTTTTTGTGCGGTCGGCACCGGTGTTATTGACCTCATGCACTGCGGCAAGAATTGCCCAGCCCAGGCCAGGGTTCAGGCGGTAGGCGTCCTCGTAGGAAATTGCCTCTTCGCCGTTTTCGCCGAGCGTCACGCAAGTGGATATGTACTTGGCGTTACGGCTCTCTTCTGGCTCATTGGCAGAGAAGAGCTTTTCGATCATGCCGAAGGACTGCGGCATTACAAAAATCGAGAACTTGTTAGTCACAGGTTTGCCCTTGGCGTCTTCGTGTTTCCACACAACCGCCTTTTTTACCATGGCGCCGCCGACGAGACCGCCGACAGCTTTCAGTTCAGTCAGGTTCATGTTTCGCCCTTATGTGGTTTTCTTGATCCAGGCGGAACCGCCCGAACGCTGAATGGTTGCCGTAGTGGTCACAACGGTGTTTGCCGCGAACGAGAACGGGAAGTCCGATACGTAACCTTCGAACACGAACCAGGTGCGCGTGGCCGGCAATTCAAAATCATCACCGTCAGTTTCAAGCGTTGGCAGCGCCGTACCATCAGACCAGCCCACCGCCCACTTAATACTGGTATCGCCGTCAGCCTCGGAGAGCTGGTGCAGGCGAATATGGCTGGCGTTGTTGGGGTCAGCATTCAAGCCCAGGGAAGCCTGGCCAGGGGTGCGCAAGCCCTTCTTGTAGCTGCGCTCCTTGGCGCTCAGGCAAGTATCTTCAATTTGGTCAGCTGGAGCGCCGCCTGGGTCAAAGCTGGTGGCACACTCCACCTCCATGACGGTATAGGGGCCGGTGCCGGACAGCGGTGGAACAAGGGCAAAGACCTGCGTGCCCTGGGTGAGAATGGACATAGGTGTCTCCTGCGGACAAAAAAATACCCGCTCATCGCGGGCTGGGGTTTGGGGCTTGGTTATCGGCGGACGATCCAGTCCACGTCGAAGCTGTATCGATACAGGCCTGTCTCCGCGTCCTTGGTTTCACCGTTGTAGCTAGTAATCGTGGCGCTCAGCTCGATGGCATATTCAATGGCGTGACCAGCGGCCCGGGCTGCGGCGGCGGTGGCCGCGTAAACATCCACCTGAAGGCCGTAGGCTTCTGCATCGGGTCGGCCAGCCAAGAAGCTTTCCGGAGAGCCGTTGACCACCTGCCACACGCAATATGTGCCCGCAGGCGTGTCGGGGGCCATGCCGAACAAATAGAGCCGCGTCGGGTTGGTGCCCAGTAGCGCCGTGACGCCAGAGTCAGCAGCAGCAACTTGAAAGATTGGCGGATACTTCATTGAGATGCCTTTCTGGCTGCACGCTTCAGGGCGCGGTCGATTGCTTTCTCGTACTCGGTGACGAATGTGTCAGTGGCCGCGCTGATGTTGTCGGCGAGGGCTTTGCGCATAAAAGGTGAGCCCTGCATTTTTACAGTCCCAAACTCCCAAAGCCTCCAATGAGGTGTGGGGATCACCGACTGCCCATAGAGAGGCTGAGACTGCCAAGGCACACAGGGGATAGG